GCCGCTGCCCAAGCTGAAACTCAAAAAAACCAAGCCAAAGCAACTATTGATACAGGCATGGAGCAAGCTAAGCATGATAATGAAATAATTAGAATGAGAGAAGAGGTTCAAATGAAAAAAGAACTAATGGAACTTGAGTTTGATTATAACATGCGACTTAAAGGAATTGAAGTTGATGGTATGAAAAACAGAGAAAAACAAAAAGAAGATAGAAAAGACGAAAGAACAAAAATACAAGCTACACAACAATCAGAAATGATTGACCAAAGAAAGAGTGGTAAACCACCTAAAAACTTTGAGTCCTCAGGTAATGATATATTAGGAGGAGGATTTGATTTAGGAGTGTTTGACCCTAGGTAAAATTTATTAACTATTATTATATTATATTATGGAAGAAAAACTAGAAAAAGTAGTCGATGAGGCTACACAGCAAGATCAACAAGATCCAGGTAACGAAAACGTGGTGAAAGTTGATGAAACTAAATTTGAATCAGCTGGCAATGATGAAATTATTAAAGTAGATTTAAGCAAACCACCAACACCAAAAGAAGAAAAAAATGAAAAACCAAAGCAAGATACAGAAGTTGAAACAAATTCAACTGACGACAGCGGAGTGGTTGCAGAGCCTAAAAATGCCGAGCCCGCACAAGAACAAGAAAAAATACAACCGGAAGCAGAAACACAAGAAGCTCCAGCGTTAGAAGAAATAACTGAAAACTCAACTGAAGAACAAATAATAGAAGTAGAAGAGCAAGTTGAGGAAGTTGTTGCGGAAGCTGATGCTACCGGAAAACAAATACCAGAAAACATTCAAAAACTAATGGATTTTATGGATGAAACTGGCGGCGATTTAAATGATTATGTTAAGCTTAATAAAGATTATAGTAGTATGGATAATCAAGATTTATTATATGAATATTACAAGCAAACAAAACCTCATTTAAACGCAGAAGAAATTAACTTTCTTATGGAAGACGAGTTCTCTTATGATGAAGATATACGTAGAAAAAAATTAGCGTTAAAAGAGCAAGTTGCCAACGCTAAAAGCCACTTGGACGGGCAAAAGTCCAAATACTATGAAGATATTAAAGCTGGAAGTAAGCTTACAAATGAGCAACAAAAAGCTGTAGATTTCTTTAATAGATATAACAAAGAGTCAGAAGCAACTCAAAAAGCAGCTAAAAAGAACTCTGATATTTTTACGCAAAAAACTGAACAAGTTTTTAACGACAATTTCAAAGGTTTTGAATATAACGTCGGTGATAAAAAATATAGATTTAATGTAAACAATGCTGATGAGATTAAAGATACTCAAAGTGATATAAATAATTTTACCAAAAAGTTTTTGGATAAAAATTATACATTGTCAGATGCTAAGGGTTATCACAAATCTCTTTACACAGCAATGCATGCGGATGCTGTTGCAAAACACTTTTATGAACAAGGCAAGGCTGATGCTATGAAAGATAGTGTTGCTAAAGCTAAAAATGTAGATATGAACCCAAGACAAAGTCATGGTAAAATAGAAGCAGGTGGTTTAAAATATAGAGTGCTAGGTGAAAATTCTTCTGATTTTAAGTTTAAAATTAAAAACAAAAATAAATAACAATTTAAAAAAAATAAATTATGGCAATTACTGCAGGAGGTAGTTTGAATAGTGTTCCAGCTTCAGTGCAACAAACACTAGCTTCAAATTACATCGATTTTACAGCTGAGGCAACCGCGGGTTGGGCTCAGCAATATTTACCAGATCTTATGGAAAAAGAGGCTGAGGTTTTTGGAAACAGAACAATCTCAGGATTTCTTTCACAAGTAGGAGCTGAAGAATCTATGACTGCTGATCAAGTTATTTGGTCAGAACAAGGTAGATTACATTTATCTTACGCGGGTACAGTGGCTGTAGCTGGCGATACTAACGGTACTTTTACAGTTACCGCTGATATTGACGGTGATACAACTGTAGCTGCTGCTACTGGTAACCACGGTATTAGAGTTAACGATGTTGTGCTTATAGCAAGTGCTGGTATAGTTACTAGGTGTTTAGTAGTAGAAACTCCAGCTTCAGCTGTTGTTACAGTTGAACCTTATGACAAAGCTGATTTAACTGGCCACGCAACAACTGCTGGTGGATCTGTTTTATTAGTTATAGGTTCTGAGTTTGGAAAAGGACAATCTTACTCTGATAATACTGGTACGCACAGTGCTGATAGAAGAACAGCTTTAGAGCCTACTTTTAAATCTTTTAATAATAAGCCAATTATTATGAAAGATTATTATGAGATTTCTGGATCTGACGCTTCTCAAGTTGGTTGGGTTGAAGTTTCTGGCGAAGCAGGACAAGATGGTTACTTATGGTATTTAAAAGCTGAAGGTGATACTAGAGCTAGATTTACTGATTACTTAGAGATGACAATGTTAGAAGCTGAGAAAACAGTTGATGCTTCTGTTATTGGTTTTTCTGATAAACAAATTAGAGGTGCTGCTGATGCTGGTGCTAATGGAGCTGGTACAGAAGGTTTGTTCGCTGCTATTGAGTCTAGAGGTAATATTACTTCTGGTGTTACTGGTGTTAACGCTGCTACTGATTTAGCTGAGTTTGACGCTATATTAGCTGAGTTTGATAAGCAAGGTGCTATTGAAGAAAACATGATGTTTGTAAACAGAGCTACTTCGTTAGCAATGGACGATATGTTAGCTTCAATGAACTCTTACGGAGCTGGTGGTACATCTTACGGTGTATTTGACAACTCTGAAGATATGGCATTAAACTTAGGTTTCTCTGGTTTTAGAAGAGGTTCTTATGACTTTTATAAATCTGACATGAGATACTTAAACGACAAAGCCACAAGAGGTGAAATAAACCGTGTTGCAACATCTGCTGCTATTAGAGGTGTTATTGTTCCAGCTGGTGTATCTTCTGTTTATGATCAAGCACTAGGAAAGAACCTTAAACGTCCTTTCTTACACGTTCGTTATAGAGCTTCACAAACTGATGACAGAAAAATGAAAACTTGGGTTACAGGTTCTGTTGGTGCTGCTACGTCTGCACTTGACGCAATGCAAATCCACTATTTATCTGAAAGATGTTTAGTTACACAAGGTGCTAACAATTTCATGTT